ATACAATATGGGCGCTTTGGCATAGTTGCGCTCCGTGGTGTAGATGACGAAGACCCGTGTCTGCTCCAACTGCTTGAAGCTCTGGGAGTGACGAGCAAGGAAGCTTTACGTAGGAGCATTTAATCATGGCTGTTCTTGATTTAGAGGATCTATTCCAGCAGCTTCCCGCTGTAGGTGCTACTAGGTTGAGAGCACAGATTTCCCGGACCGTAGTAGGGTCGGACGAAGATTTGAGATCGCAGGTTCATCACTTCAAATCAAGGGAGATGATAATTGCAGAAGTGGAAGAGACGATTATGGAGGAGACGTACGCTATTCTGGATACTTTTGAAGATTCGGAGCGTGCTTCAATTGGCCCTTATTCTATCCAATCTCCTTGGTCGGAAAGAGCTGGGACTGTTACTCCATACTTCCACCAAACTTTTGAACCTAATCCTAAAGCTCTTGAGGATGCAGTGACAAGGGTACAATCTATGATTTCAAGGAGTAGTTTGACTCCGGATCCCATTCGCTTAGCGTTTGATGCTATGCCGCGTGGCGGAAACGCCGGTCTACCCTGGCTTACACGTGACAAATCTGTCATTGGCAGTTACTTAGACAGGGCACTTACCTTAGATTCTGCTGAACAAATCTTTCCTGCAGTTGCTGGATGGCGTGGACAACCGTCAGGCTTGCATGAATTACCCAAACAGAGATTGATTTGGATGTTTGATCATGCCGAGACTATTCTTGGTCTGACCGTATTACATCCGGTCCTTGATCGTCTTCGATCGCGAGAGGAATTTGTAGCATGGAATAATCTTTCGAGAGTCGACGATGTTATCACGTCCATGATGAGACGTTTCCGTGGCAAGGTTTTCCTTTCCTCGGATTTTAGTGGATTTGATTCGTCTGTACCTGGTCAGCTGATCGATGCCGTGTTTGAGGTTCTACGCTTCTGGTTTATACCTGAGGCTCACAACCGTCTGAATATCTTGGCTGACGTATTTAAGCATGTCGGCTTAGTCACTCCCGATGGTGTACACGTCGGACGAACGGGTGGTGTTCCTTCTGGTTCAGCACTTACTAATCTGGTTGACTCCTTGGTTAACATTATCGTGTATCATTACCTCAGTTACTGTTTGCAACTGGATCCCTTGTTTGCAACTGTATTGGGTGATGACTCCATATTCATTTATGGAGAAGTTCCGCCACCTGAGGCCATCTCTGAGTGCGTAGGGCAGTTGGGTCTAACCATGAATGCTGAGAAACAATTAACTAGTGATGAGTCAGTGCATTACCTTCAGAGGGTGCATTCTTACTCGTACGAGGTGGGTGGACAATACGTGGGCGTCAGACCGATTTTCAGAGCTTTGAATGGTATAATCTCTTATGAACGTAGGAGAAATCCGAAGTTTTGGAATCGGAATCTGGCCGCGTCTAGGACTATAATGCAGCTTGAGAACACATCTAGTCATCCGAATTTTCGCAAATTCGTGGAGTACATCGCAAAAGGAGACCGTATGTTGTTAGAAGTTGATCCGGTGAAAATCTTCGCTAATGCTGGTGGATCCGATGTGGTCGGGCAAACCCTTGGGATCGAAGCTTTTAGATATACGTCTCGCGATCCTTCTGCTGTAGAGTCGTTTGGAACTACGTCTGTACTGCGTAGTATGAGGGGTCGATAGCCATTTTAGAGGGGAATGCCAC